AAGCCTTCAATAATCATCATTGGCGTGTTCATGCGACAATCTCCCGTCCTGATGCGCGAATTGTAAGCGATGTTGCTGCACTCGCAATGGTTGAAATAAAGCTACCAGCGTCCAGAACCTGACCAACTAGCTCTGGAAAGGTGTAGGTTTCGTTAGGTGTAAGCATGCGCGTCTTAACGATCAGGTTCGACGCCGCTGCAGTTCCGCCACTTATAACTAAGTTTACGCTCAAGCTTTGATTGCCAGCAGATGTATTTGTTGCCGTGAACTTATCAATAATAGCACGACAGTTTGTCGCAGTGTATTGCGTTACCTGTGTGACCTCAGCTTGTTTAGCTTGAATCAGTGCTTTTACGGTTACTGCCATTGTCTTATCCCTAAACGATACTTGTTATAATGCCGTTAGTAACGGTAACAGTTTTTGGTGGAATGTTTGCGGTGATAAACGTATCGGATACTCCAACATTTTGAAATGCCATTGTCCCAAGTCCAGATACAGCAATACTAATTGATCCAGCACCAACTGTTATTGTAATGTTTGCACCCGCGCTCAATAACGCTTTTGTTAGCGTGTTACCAGTAGTGTTACCTATTAACAGTTCACCATCAAGGTAGCTGCTTTGACCAGTGCCGCCAGAAAGAACCTCCAGAGGAGCATCAAGGCCAGATATAAGTCCGCCATTGATGTTTACATTATCCGCATTTTGATATGATATAGTCCCAAGCTCGTTGCGTGGGGCAGTGGCCAACAATTCAAGCATTTGCGATATAGCCGAAAGCTGTGCTAACGCATCGTTTGCAGACGCTGTAGCATTACCAGAACTTATATTAAGCTCATCAATCGTAACATTGCCCAATGTGTCAACAGTCGAAAACAGCAGCTCAAACTGCTTTATCTGCTCATGGTCTTGCAGAAACGATGCAAGCTGATCGCGGGTAAGGTTAAGCCTCTGAACCATATCAGTAAGCCAACGGCTCTATTTGCGCCTCTAGTCTAGCAAAAGACATATGCGCGTCTGACGTGCCTTGGAATCGCTGTATGCGCCAGTTACGCATCCAACCCTGCTGGAACCAAACCAATCGCTTTGCACGTTGCCCTGTCTTGCCAGCATTAATAAACTTCTGCTGGCTCCACGTTTCACCATCAGTCGAATAGCTGGTGTTGATTGTCGGGTCTATGCCATAAGCTGCCGATCCAGTTAGACCAACAAGCTCAAGATTCTGAATGATTGCTCCACGGCCTTCATTATAAACGATTGTCGTGCCAAACTCCCAGCGCACCTTCTGTCCATAGTGGCTTGAGATATTGTTGACCATATAGCCTACAGCTGCGCTTGTTGGGTCGCCCACCAGCCATTTATCATAGCACCAGACAAGGTTCTGTGCGCGGTATTTTGATAGACCGACTAAGCTGCTTGTCAGGGTAAACCATACTGGCTGGCCTAAGTCTTGCGAGGCTGCACCATCAAACACAAGCGTGCGATCTGGAAGGTGAATATATAGATGCTCATGCGCCCTGTCATTACGCGCTTCTATCTTGACTGTAGCAAGCTGTTCTTCGGTGAACTCAAGCAGAATCTGATCTATCTCTTGCGTGCTGATCTTATTTGCTTTGGCATTAGCACCTAGATAAATGCCTGGGGCTTCATTAAAGCCGCTACCAAGGAATGCGATGCTTTCCAGATAGACGCAGCAAGCATGAGTGCCGACAACGCCCTTTTCAATCTGTGCGCCTTCAATGCGCTGAAATGGGAATAGGTCACCGCCTACGTTGTCATAGACTTCGATGGTGTTGCGGTTCAGTGCGTATATCTCATTGCGAAGTTTCAGCAGTGCGACAACAGGGTCAGGATCAATTTCTGACGAACCATATTTCAGCGGATTAACCTGCGTCGGGTCACTTAGTTCCGTAACAATCAGAAACTCGCCATCAGTGGTCATGAAGTAACCATCTACCCAAACCACATCTAGAACGATGCCAAGGTCAGGGTCTGTGACTTGAATAAGCCCAAGGCTAGGCGAGTAGTAAAACAGCTTCCCGCTCGATGCGATAGCCAAGCGGTCAAAGCTATAATCCATCGTCACTAGTTGGTTGTTGTTTCCAACATCACCAATGACAGTAACAATGCCTGTGCTGGACACTATAACAAGCTTGGAGCCCATAACGCGGTAGCAGACGCCGTTCCAGTTAATGCCGCCACGATCAATGCCAGGGCCAGTGCCGTTAGCTACCAAACCATCAGCAGGACGCAAGAAGCCTGCGCTAATACCATTATCCTTCGGCACTGGAATCATATTGACAGGATAAGACGTTCTAAAGTCTGGCCCGCTGTCCGTAAATATGCCGCTGAGAATTGGAATCTGCATTTATTATGCCCACACACGATATGGGATTATTGGGGAAACACTAATCGGCTCTAGCAATGCTAATTGCTCATCGTCAAAGCTGCCGCGAAGGTTAGTATGCCAATCAGCATAAATCTGTTCAATGGGCTCACCATCTTTATCGTAGCCAGTGACATTTGAGAACGGGCCAATCCGATCAATGGAGAATCCATTTTTTGGGTTTCCTTCATCATCAATCACACCAGCATCAAGCAGTGCAGCGTCCATATCTTCTTGCGTTGACGCTTTTAGATATAAGTCTATCATGCTGTAAGAACCTGTAACTGCGTGTTGAGAAGGCGCGTATTATAAAAAGATATGGCTTGAATGTGCCCGTTAATAGAAGTTGAACCGGCATTGCTACCTATGCGAAGCGATGTACCCGCGCCAAACGCACCGTCAAAAGCGCCGCCGACCGCCGCAGCACCCTTGGCTGAGATTGATAGTGTTGAACCACTCCACGCTGTTGCTGCCTTGAAGGGTGTATTAGCAACGGCGCTTTGTGCTGATGACGTAACTGTTGTTCCGTCAAAAGTATTTATTGACGATCCGCTAACATATACAACTCTGCCATTACCATCAGATACTGTTACGACATATTTGTCGCCTGAAGCGATACTCCTAACATCAGCGCTAACAACAAATGTTCCTTGCGCGGATGTATACCAGTTAGAAAAATTTGTGCCTGTCATTGACGATAGGTCTGCGGCGCGTGTGACCGTGCTGGCTACAGTAGGAATATAGCTACTAGCAAAAGCTCCAGCTTCAAGTTGCGATCCCCAGACGTAGATACCCGATGTGCCATCACCAGTCCAAGTTCCAGTGGGTGGGCCAGAAGTATATGCAGGGTCTAAGATTGAAATGTCGGCTCGAAATGAAGCACCGCCAGACGTAGCAACCATATCAATACGATACCAACCATCTCGAATTAACGTAATAGATCCTACGCCGCCAACTCCTTGGTCAATCTTGGTTCCAGTAGCAAGGTTAAATGTTGCATAAGCGCCAGTAAGATTGCCCTCACGAATGCCAACTTTTGTGTAACCAGCAGCTTTAACAAAAAAGCTAACAGTATAAACAGTAGCTGCGGTAACACTGCGTGCTTGCGTAATAATATGTAAACTAAGCGCAGCATTAGCAGTGGCTTTGTCAGCATCAACAGTGCCGTCAGGCGATGCAATACTGTTTGCTGTTATGGTAGTGCCAGACTTATTCCACGTAGCATCTTCAAATTCTTCTGATCGTAATAGTAAGTTTACCCTCTGTTCTTCAATCAACAAACCCCTTGCCTCAAGCGTGGTTGGGTTATAGTCAAATCGTGGGGCGTCAATCGCAGAACTCTGAATTAGACCATTACTGCCAAAGAATGTGGCTGTAGTGGAGCGTGTGAACGTAATGCGTGGGTCAAGTGCGCCAGAGAGGAAATTAAGCTCAAGCGCAGGAGCACCAGTTGGTGCAAGGCTCCAACGGCTTACATGGCCAGCGCCACGACCTCCCCAATGGATAGACATTATAGACCGTCACCTTCAGTGAAGTAAATACGTCCAGTTGCACCAGCAGCAATAGCAGCAATATAAAGATTGCCGTCTTGACCAGGGGAGAATGTCAATACCTCATGCACACCAGGGCCTACAGGGGCGCTAGTTGTCGTGCTTGCAGTTACAGTTACATCTCCACCATTAATCCAAACAGTAGCCGTGCCATTATTCATAATGCGAACGGTAATTGGGCCATTACGCTTACCAACAAGAACACGCTGTGATGAGCCGGAAACATTTATATTTACCGTGCCGTTTCTGGCAGGAGAAAAAGATCGAACCATTATACCAAACTCCTTTATTAGTCACCTAACACAATTCAGATGCTATGTCACCACTTCACGCGATTCGCCCAAAACGCCGCGCTCATTTTGCCCTTGGCTATATTCTTTGCGTGTCTAGCCTTGAATGATGCACGCTTTTTCTTCATCGCCTCAGACTCACCCTTTTTTGGTGCTCCAGCGGTCTTAGCGCCTTGCTCTCCAAATCGAATGGTCTTTATCTTGTCGC